CGTGACGTAAACATCGTTGGTAGGTGTTAACACCGTCCTGATGAAGTCTGCGTCATCGAATGACGCTTCGTCGATCTGGTCGAATATGTCGGTAGTTGTTCCGTCATCCTCTTCCCAGTTGTCTCTTGTGGTGTCTGTGCTTGGTCTACCGAATTGAGCCACGTTTCACCTTCCTTTTTGCCCAGCCACGATGCTTACTCCAGTGAAAGCACCTGCCGAAAAGTCGAAAACGAAAACCGGGGTTTGGATAAAAGCGAACATAGCTCTCACCTTTGCCAATAGACCACGTTCGGTTTAGTTCCATTAGTAAGAAGCCTCGCTCACTCCTGCCTGCGATTCGTTCGGCGAGTAACCCGCCGTAGCGTCTGAGAACTTCTGTGATTCGCTTTCAACTTGCTGCTCATTGCTCATAGCCTTTGGAGCGGCGTGCTGAGAAATCATGCCCTGCTGAATCTGCTGCATCGCCATCATGTGGCCTTGCTCGTGCTGGTTAACAGCCATGAGAGCGGCTTGCTTCAGTTCGTCAGGGAGAATGCCGCCGATAGGCGACTGCTTAGCCTTCTGCAAGTCTTGAAGATGTTGCTTATGGTTGTCCCACATGTTGACGGGGACTGGTTGACCAGCTAGAAGTGTCAGGTTCTCTTCGTCCTGTGTTAACGTGCTTGCCGGTCTCTCGAACACGATACCAGGCGGCAGGTCGATGAGCTGAGCGTAGTTGGCTGCTAACTCGTACTGATCGACAAACGGGCTCTGTCCGAACATCTGCGAGAACTGAGCGATGTTCTGAAGCTTCACGCTCTTGTTCATCAAGTTCTGAGCGGCAACCGGAACAAAGTCGAACTGCTTGTAAATCTCAACCGGGTCAACCTTCACCATCGGCTCTTGGCCGGTGATGCGTACTTCGATAGGTTCGTTGTCAGCGATGAACTGTTGCCAGAGCACAACGTTCATATCGAGAATCTGTTTGAGAACTCGTTGTTCAAGGTTCTTGATAAGGTCTTTGAACCGGAAACCCATTTGGTCAATGACCTGTTGGATGCCTGCGGCTGTGCGGTTGGATCGAGCGGAGCCCTGGCCTCGGGCGTAGAAATCATCCATTCCGGACGAGAGCGCAATCATCGACTTGATTAGATCAAGGATGCCGTAGTCTCCGGGAGCTGGAACGAAGGAGGGTAGAGGATTCACGGCCTTAGTTGCGTCACCGTAGACGCCAACCAGTCCACCTGGAACGTTGAAGTTGTTAAGGTCGTTCAGGTCGATGTCAGCGTCACGGCTGTAGACATAGCGCCGGTTGATGCCTTGATTCCAGTTGTCGATAATCATGTTGACCATCGTGTTCAGGGTTTCCTGAAGACGCTGGTTTGGTTCGACAACTCCGATTCCGTAAACCTGGTTCGGGAGCCGCGTGTAGCTGTCTCCCACGAAAGGCTTGCGCCCGTGAAGGAATGGGTTCTCTTCCTCACGAAGCATGTGCTGCCCTACCCGCTTGGTGCCCTTGTACTCAGACTGAGAAGAGCCGCGATAGCTGTGCATCTCGTCTATGTTAGACTGGGCTTCCTCGCCATCAGAGCAGGTCATCACACAGACCTTCCCGTCAGTCCAATACTCCAAGATGCGAACTAGGTCAGAGTCTCGGTACTCGCCAAGCTCTTCAAGAACAGCGGCAACACCTTCGGGTAAGAAGATCGGTTCGTCTCCTTCGCTGTTGGCACGCAGTTCCTTGAGGGTGATTTCCGTCTCGTGGATTACATATCGAGCGTTCTCGATACAGGTAGCAGCCGGGTCGATGAAGATGTTGAACGGAGAGATAACTTCAAAGCCTGGAAAGTTGTCTTCTACTTCCTGAGACTCGGGGATAACAAGATCGGTCTGGATTCCCTCGATAACTTGCTTGTTGAACTTGACGACTTTCTTCTTGTTCCGTGACCAGTCAACCTTTGCGACGGCGAAGCCAAAGATTGCCCACAGCTTCAGGAAGTCGTGAATCTTGTCGATGATGAAACTCTTATCGAACCCGTACTGCAAGAGCTTGTACATCTTCTCTGCTTCTTTTCTGTCCTTGCCGTCAAAGCCGGTAACATCAAACCAATCATTGTTGGGGATGATAATGTCGGCTATGCGAGCAACTACTCCCTCCACGTTAGAGAAGGCGTAAGGGACGAAGACAGAGCTTCGCTTCGTCTGCCCGTCAGGGAAGTAGCGCGGCTCCGACGCCGAGAGATATTGGCGATACGCCTCAAGCCAACCGTTCTCGTACTCTGACTTGAAGGACTTGGCAGACTTGTAGTCCTTCAGGATTTGGTCTTTAGTTTCCACAGTTGAGGGGGTCTTCTAGGAGATCGTCTGGGTCTTGCTGGAAGGGCCACTCCCACATTGAGCAGTGGCGTGACTTACGTGTAGCTGTTAACTCGGGGTTGCGGCGTCGTGCGGTCGCGGTGTTTACTTCGGGGTTGTCTGGCGCAGGCGTAGCCCAAGCAATCGCACATGTCATCATCTACCTCCACAGGCTTTCCTTTGGGCTCCCCCTTCTTAGCCCCACTAGTGAAACCGTCCTGCCTGTAACGAGACATTTGATGTCTGAGTGTTAACAGCGTGTCGAAAATGTGAATCTTTGGATGGCGAGAGTTTTTGTCCTTCGTGGCTCTTAGATACTCGTTAACTTTCGCCACCCTGAAGTCAACGTCTGGTATCCCGTCAACAGTGAAGAGCCCGTTCTCTCGGTAGATTTGCGCAATCGTGCGGTGGCTCTCGGCGTTCTTCTGGTTGCCGCCTTTAGGATCAATCAACGTGTAGTCGATGCGCTCACCATACGACTCAGAGGTTGCCGTGATAGCTTTAGCGTGATCGCTGGCTATGCCCTGCTGTGAGTATTCCCGATAAGCTGTCAGGTTGTTGAACCAGTCAACGGCCAGCCAGACACAGGCTGTTGCCTTTGCTGGGTGTGGGTCAATGACTCTGAAGCGCATCCAATCGTTAGGAATCTGGTAAGGCTTGATGAAGTGAACTCCAGGGTCGAGCTCGTAATAGCAGATCCCTAGAGCTTGGTAGAAATCCCCGTAGAGCCTCGCCCTGCCCTCTGGCCGCCCGCTCCACTTGTCAACCGCTGCTTGAACTTCGGCAGGGGGAAGGTGGGGGTTATCAAAGATACTGAAAGTTGTGAAGGAGACGGCTCGCTCACCAGCCATGCACCGCTCGAACAGGTCGTAAAGCCAAGTAATCGTCCCGACCTTACCTTCCTCGCCGATAGGTGTACACGTAATGATGATATGTCCTGCGCAATCAATGGTGCGCTGGTAGCACTCATCATGCACCTCTTCCGGTATCTCCTCGTCTTCCCAGATCAGATCAACGCTGGCACCCTGAAACTTAGAGCGGCCAGACTCGGCGGACTTACAGCGCAGGGTGTTCTTGTTTCCTCGGGCGTCTGTGTACTCAACGACCTTCTCGTAGTCTCTCCACACTAGGCCTGTGCCTTCGCCCTTCGGGAGAAACATCTTCAGCTTCGGCCAGATGACAGACTTGATGCCTGCGTCAAAGTCAACTCCGATAGCCCATATCGTGCGGCCCTTGTCTTCAGGAACCGGAATGTCTTTGATGTGCTCCCAGAGATCGGAGCCGATGAAGTAGTCTTTGCCGAGCAGGTAGACACAAGCGACTAACGCGCCAATGTGTGTCTTGCCGGTACGGTTGCCGCCCTTCGCCACAGAGGTCTTGATGTCAGGCCGGACAGTCTTGAGAAACGCGGCCTGCTTGTCAGTGCATTTGTAGAACTTGAGCGGATGTTCCTTGCTCTGCTTGACGAGAGGCTGCGCAAACGGCTTGATCGAGTCCCACAACTTTTGCTTGCCATCTGGGTCAAGATCGCAGGCGCGTACATCTTCAATGCCACACAAGTCCAAAACGGATTGAAGATCCATAAGTGTTCCAGGGTGCAGTTCGCTACTCTGCTTCTCCGCTCCCGCTGAGCGGTGTCCTTTGACGCTGTAGACGAACCCCGGTGTGGTTGGGAAGAAGCCGCTAGTGTTAGCCTCTTAGGCTTGCCCAATCAACAATCGTTTGCTCAGTGACACTCCCGTCTGGGGAGGTGAACGGAACGAGCCAGGTGTTGTATTCTTTACCTTCAGGCGTGGTGTATACCGGGCCGCGCACTACGGGCTGTCCGGAAGGCGGAAGGTTCGGGTCTTCGGATCCAGACAGGTAGGGGCTATACGTCCAGTGGCTTCCTGCGCTTGTCCATCTACCCATGTTATTTCTCCTTGGGAACGATCTTGATTTGGGCTCCGAACCTAGCAAGCATGTTCTCGAACGCTGCCAGGGGATCTGGCGGGAGGATGTTCTCTACTGGTTCAAGCACTGGCTCGGGTTCCTCTTCGGTCTTCACGATCAGGTTGCGGTGTCCGGCCCCAGACGCCATCTCAAGGGTCTTGCGAACCAAGCGCTCAAACTTGCCTACAATCTCGTCGTCACTCTTCGACGGTGTTAACGCGACGATGGCGCGGGACAGCACGACAACCATTGCGAGAATCTCAAGCAACTGCTCTTTGTGCTGAAGGATGAAGTTATAAGCTTGGTCGATCATGATTAGCCTTGCTTCTTCGCCAGGAGGCGCAGGCGTGACTCGACAACATCGAGCCGGTCAAGAATCAATCGCAGAGTGTTAAGCATGAGTAGAAGCGGCGGCTGTTATCGCACAACCTCCGCACGAAGCGGCCTAGCCATTGAGGGGGAGGACTAGGCAAACTTGAGGACTTATTGTTGGCGGGCTAATGGTAACTCGGAGACACGTGGGAGAACTGACCGAGTTGGCGGGTTATAACTTGGGGACTCTCGCCTTTGACATCTTCGCAACAACTCCTACGAACACCTCGAACTCTTCGTCTGTTAACTCCACCCCGAAGGCCCTGAGTGTTTCTCTCGCCACACCATCGACAGGGAGTTGTTTGTTGGCTGCGGTGGTCAACACCGTTGCCAGGATGGAGGCGTAGGGGTTCACTTGCGCGGCGGTTGCGGCGCTCTGTAGCGCGGCCTTTCCTGCTTCCTTGCCAATCGTTGCCGCTACTTTTCCGAACTTGCTTAGCCAGCCCATGTAGTCACCCCTGTGGTTTCTTGTACCCGACCCTGTACGATCCAACCGCCCTGGTGAATCGACCGAAGATTGGAATTTTGCCGTAGTCTCCGTTCTCGATAGCTGCCTCTTCGAGAAAGGATTTCGGTTCTTTCCAAGTGCGCAGTCTTTGGCTCACTGGTCTCTTGATTGATTTCTTAGGCTTAGGCGGTCTTCTCACAAACACCCCTCACATGGTAGTCCTCGTCATGGTAATAGACGAACAAGTGCCTTGCTGGCCTATGGGTTATGAAATTTCAATGGGTGTTTTTCTGCTGTTTGGGCGAAGTGGAATCACCGCTTGACTCTTTTGAGCAAACCGTCCCTGACAAGGGAGTTTGACGAGGTGAGTTCCACGAAGCGCAGAGCTTTTCGAGATTGAACAGTTTATCGCAAGAGACGAGTGAGGGGGTTATGTAGCATACGGGGCTTACAAATTCATCTCTTCGGCTGGGTGGAGTGTTCTGGAATGCTGACGTGTAGCCGTTAGGCTAAGGGGTGGGGGGTAGTCTCACGCACGTGCGCGCTACTTACATGTACTTTGCTTACTAGGACTCTCTAGCTAGATCTTTGCTTACTAGAACTTTTCACAAGCTCCGACAGGAGCTACTAGAGCTTTACTTACTAGAGTTTTGAGTAACTAAAGACTAAGACTAGACGCGCGCTTGCTTGATACTAAGACGCGCGCTTACTTGAGTAGCTGTTATTAACTTACCCATTGTTCTCTGACCTGGATTATTATCCGTCCCCCCGGTTTGAGGAAGGGAACCGTAGCGACTGCATGGCGAGTACGCTTACTGCGAGCCAGGAGCGTTAAGCGGCTTCCCTGACGCAGAGCTGTTTCAAGTTGTGAGTGACTAAGTTTCGCTCGCTTGTCACAGGATTACCGGCTTGTCGCTCGCTTTCTGTTGTTTACCAGACAGACGTTTGAGAAGCCTGAAAGTCAACGGTCTTGTCTTTTTTTTGTTAGCTTACAGGTTTTGGAGGCTTAAACCATCCTGCGGATAGATGCTTACAAATTCATCTCCTGGCTGTTGGAGATGAAGTTTAGACCTCTACATCTCGAAGAGACAGACTAAGACTAGACGCGTGCTTAAGACTAGTCCTTGGGATTAGGCCAGTATTCCCTGAGAAAACCGACAACTAGTCCAACCGCACCGAAAGCTAGGGCGTTTGACGACAAGATGCCGTAGTATGTCAAAACCGATCCACAGGTAACGGCTACGATACACCACATTGCGACGTAAAGGGGTCGTCCTTGCATTTTTGCCTCCATTGCCATGTCAAACATCGTCAGGCTATCCAGAAATCGATTCTAGGGCATCCTAACGACAAATCCGATAGGCAACTTTAGGGGCAATTGAGACATGTAGTCTATGTGTTTCTGTATAAACTACTGATATTGTGGTACTTGTTAAAGCGTTTGGTGGATCGGTAGCGAGAGCTTTGCCGGGTAGGCTTAACGTTCATCTCGCTCCGCTGGGGTAAAGCGTTAAGGTGTAAAGGATCGATCCTGAGGCAACCTGGAGAGAAATCAAGCGTAGCAATTCAAGTGCCAAGTCATGAAGTCTTTTTCATGTGTCGATAGAACAAGAAGCAAAACGTTGCAAGAACTAAAGTTACAGACGAAGCTGTAGTGATTGAGCTTGACACGACGAAGTTACCGACTCCGCCTAAGACTCCGATGATTAAGCTGTATGTGAGTTTTGTTTTCATTGACATACCTCCGGCTGGAGGTATCGAAGAAAACTATCAGGAGCATTAGCCTGCTGTAAAGATTCCAAGCAGTCTCCAAAC